TCTTCCGATCTGCATTTGATGTAGTAGGTTTATTTGGTCCAGCCATAGGCGCAGCCATTTGTTGTGCCATTGTCTTTTGACCTTCGCCGTAGGCAAGTCCAGGAATATACTTGGCTGCTTGTGTGCCAGATTGTCCTGCTCCGCCTGTTGCGGAAACATTTGCTGGATTGTTCTGTGGTGCTGTTGGGCGCATGCCTCCACGATTTTCAGCCATGATTTCCTCCTACTTAATTTTTCTAGGTTGTTCTTTTGATATATAAGGACCTGCAGTAAATGCGGTAAGTTTAGATGCTATTTCCATTGCTTCATAAGCATCTGCGCCAGCATGTATAGCACCAAGTGCGTATGCTGCTCCTGAGCCTGCAGCGTATACTCCATCTGCAGATTTACTTATAGACAATTCTTGGTCAACATCAAATATTTCCCCACCAACAGCAATAATAAACTGAAAGCGAGTTTCTTTAGTATCTTCATCAAAGTTATAACCATTTTCTGTCATACATTTGCGAAGAGATGGCATTGCTTTTCTAATCATAAAACGATAAAGGTCTTCTTTATCTTGTTTTGTAGGAATAGGTGATTCCCAAATATGTTGTGCTATATCGCAAGGTAAAGTCTCTCCAGAACCTGCAATTAAAAACGAACCATTTGCAGTAATCTTTTCAACTTCAGGATGCGTATAAATACGCCCACCCTCATCAGTTGTTTGACTATCGGCAACTATGAAGCATCTGTCTTTATGTTCTAAGCCTATTATAGTTGTCATTGTCCCCTACTTGGTTATTAGCCCCTAGTTACTACTCTTGCGTTTCCTTTTCCACCTGCTGTTAAACTTGTTAAAATTGTTTGAATATCTGGTGGTGGTGCCATAGATTCACTGATTGGTGCACCTTGCTCAGGAGAAGGAGAGCCTCCTACTGGGGCACCAGAGGGAGCAGGGGACGTTTGCTCAACCATAGGATTAGAAGCGCCAGCAGGAGGGACCTGTTGTTGCGGTGCAAAGGTAGCCTCAATAGCATCTTCTAATGCTTGTCCCTTTTGGCGAGCCTTGATTACCGCAGCAATTTTATTTACCATATCAGATGGGTCTTGTCCCTGTGTTGCCATCGCTGGAATGGCTTGAGCCATTGCTGTAATACCACCGAGTAATGCTGTACGCATATCTTCGATTTCAATCTTTTCAAGTTCTTGTGTTACGTTAACTGTAAATGGCAACTCACGCATAGCCATATCTTTAGAAATTAACTTGCCTCCAAGAGCCTGTAGCATAAAGATAAGACCTTGGGCTGGATTTAAACCAGCAAGCATTCCATAACGAACATCAGCAGAATAATCTTGCTTGATATCTTTGGTTGGCTTATATGTAATTTCATAAGGTGAACCAGAATCTACACCACGAATTGTTTTCTCTTCAGGATATATTGATTCATCAACTTCAAAACAGATACTAATAACATCACGAAGTGCAGCAGCAAAGATTGCTTGGGCTGATTTAACCTGTGTGTCAAATGCTCCCATAAGAGCCTGTACGCCTTGACCAGTAACGATAGATGCATCAATGTTACCAGTACGTCCTTCTGGATAACGAGCACCAACTCTAAGTTCTTGGTTAAGAAGACTTTGTTCTGTAAATGCACCTTGTGGTAGTGTAAGTTCTACACGACGAACACCTGCTGGGTTTGCGGTGCGGATAACCGCATCTCCACCCAACTGTAGTTCTTGTACATCTTGTGGAAGTACAATAGGTGCCTGTACTGATTTCTCCGCTGCTTCCATTGCCAATAAGGCGAAACGGTTGCGGAGTAACTGAATTCCAAGTACGTCGTCAAATTGTCCACGTAGTTCGCTATCAATAGATGGCTTACGTGCTACAATTACCATCATCTTACCAAGAGGATTCTTGGCTTGTGATAATACTAAATTATCCTTTGAAGGAATATAAACAACTGATTGGTCTTTATCGTAATAACGAATCATCTCAACCATGCCGTTTAGGTCTTGCTTGTAACCCATTCCACCAAGAAGTATATTATCAAACTCTGGGAATTGGCTTACTAACTCACCTAATGTTAAACTGTATCTTTTAGCAAATGCTACGCAACGACCATATCGGTCAAACTCTGGATATGCTCCAATTGGGTTCTCAATACGGATACGTGGAAGTTTTGCGTCTTCATCTAATTCTATGATAAACGGAACAAAGCCGTAGGTTATATACCAGTCTGCTCCTGAGTACATCTGGACCGATAGGTCAGAATGCGAAAAATAATTACTAGCAATACGAGTACGCTTATCGGCAAAATTACGAGCACGGTCATTAACCGCATTAGCCGCCGAGCAGTTGACTGCTGGGAGAGGAGCCATAACCTCTGAAAGGTCTCTGGCAACGACATCAATAAAATTTGCAACGACATTAGCATCTACACCATCTGGAAAGAAGTCAGGATAGACTTCAGAAATTTTGCCCTTACGGACAGCAAGAACATCTAGATTACGAGCATCTCTCTCGCTATTGCGATAACGCAGCGATTGAACTCGCGCTGATATCTGTTCAATTGTTAATGCCATCTATATCCTAACTATAAGTTTCTTGCCATTGCTCTGCAAAGGCTTCGTCTAAATTAAGTGAACCACGTCTTGACTGTTGTGCTCTAGTAGCCCATCTGTTTGTCTGGTACTGTCCAACCCTACTTGATGTTTGCATAAGTTCTCTACATCTGATGATGGCGAACCACAATGCCATAACACAGTCGGTTGGGTTCTTAGTGTCAGGCTTCCAAATAATAAGTTGCTGTACTAAAGACTTAAGACCTTCAGAGCCTTCATTGCTTGGTAATTCAAGTATGTTGTTATCTTGAAATCTACCATCCTTGGCTGAACCGAAAAGGCTTGCCATAGATGCTACACCAAATCCAACATCCCATTTATTCTTACCAGTAAAGTGTGAGTTAAGTTGACATCCATAGGATGCTAGGTAATCACGAAGTTCTGTATCCATAGCATAGTACTTCTGGTGGGCGTTAATTTCAACCCTAAACTCTTGAGGCTTAAACTTTTCTACCCATTCCTTGATAAGAGCATTCTCTTTTTGGGGAGTAGGGTCAACCATGTTGACACAATCTAAAACATAAATTTTTCCATCAGAACGATTATAGGAGACTGCTACGAAAGCAGAACGTCCTGATACTGCTGGGTCAAAGCCGATAATAGTATAAGTTGAATCTACGTTCTTGGGGTGGCCTGCCGTGTCTTTTTTAAGTGGTCCACGCTTTCGCATACCGTTAACACATCCTGCGACAATTGTTGGCGAGAATATGGAATCGGATTGGACATCTTCTTGCTGGTAGACCATAGCCCAGACACTCGGAGCAACTTCAGACCGCCTTGTAAAAAGCGAGGGTCCATCCCACTTGGGGTATAGTCCTTGCTCATTAGGTTCGTCCTGTTCTCCCTCAGCCCTATCCGTCCAAGGCCAAAGCGTTTTCCAGTTCTTTGGGTTCTCATCAAATTCTAAAACTGATGGCATAGCCATGTATGTGAAAGGAGACTTGCCACCAGTCCATTGGTCAGGGTCTCTAATCATTTTATATAAATCTATAGGTGCGACACGGGTTCCTACTATAAGCAGTTTTCCGTGCCGCCCTAGGCGGGTGATGACTTCTTTTTGAAGCCATTCAATTTGCTTCTCCCACTCATGGGCGTTTGCATTCATCACCACATCGTCAAGGATAATCAGGTCGGCGCGAGCACCGTAAATCTGTGACCCGAATCCTAATGCTTGTACAGTTGGGTCCTTCTCACCTGAGTCACGTCCTGCACCCAAGTAAATCATGTCAGCAGACCAGGTTGGTGAATCTGCCTTATAGCCACCATTAGGTCCGAAGGACACTTGCATCTTGGTCCAGTTAGGATGGCTTAATCTTGTCTTTATCGCAGATAGGAACTTACGTGCCATACCTTGCGTCTTTGATACAATAATGATTCTAACGTTAGGGTCTATAGATAAACGATAGGTAACGTAGTTGATGGTAAGTACTGTAGACTTAGCATGCTCTGGTGGAACGTTAATAAGAATACGATTGGTTGCTGCTTGTTCATAGGTCATGCTAGGGTGGATGAACCTTGGCTCTTTACCCTCTATTAAATCAATCCAAGACTTGTGATGGTCAAACAACTTAGTCTCTAGGAATTGCTCACTAAAGTCTTCAAAGGAAATATCTTTAAGATTGGCTAGGTCAGTTTTAATACCCTTACCAGATAGGCGAGCCTTATCGGCTTTATCCTTAAACTCAGGGTCTGCCATAGACCATTGACGGAAGGTAACATCGTTTCTACCTACAGCCCTCATGGCATCTATTACAGTAGCCCCTTGGGCTAGCAGTTCTAGTACCTGTGGTTGGGCTACGTCTTTGGGGATGTTTTGTACCCCTGGCTTACGACCCACAGTTGCCCCCAATAACGCTGATTTAACGGTCCCTATAAACGGGCAGACTATCCCCAATATAATTATAAATTATTAATAATATTATATAGGAGCGGAGTCTTAAACGGAGCGACTCCGTATATTATATATATACTATAGATAACCTGTTCAAAGTACTAAAACCGAACAGATAGGTTATAATTACGCTCATTCTGAGCGTATATCATATATATCCCCCCTATTATATAACAGTAATTTTTTATGGGATAGTACAGTGTAACACCGAGCCTCGTTTAATAACCTCTGGGTCATAATCACACTCTCTCCTTCTGTACATGTTGGCTATTGGTGGCTTAGTGATAAGGCTAATAGTGGTGATTAGACTATCCAATACAGATATTATTGGGGGGTAAGTAAAAATAAAAACCAAAAGCAAAACAAGATTAAAGGACTAAAGGCGTTTATTAAATTAAAAGATAAAAACAAAAGACAAAGACAAAAGATAAAGGACTAAAGACAATTTAACCCAACACAAACCTTTTTTCTCAGCCAATTCTCAGGAAACTCTCAGCAACCTATCTGCGCTGATTCGAACAGATGTTCGACAGATTCTCTCAGGATTCTCTCAGGTATTGTTCACCTGCTGTTCATCTAAATAAGTGCCGAATAGCCTTGCAATATGCCTACCAAAATGAGATGATTCTCCTGTAATCAAATGGTTACCTGTATTAAATTAATACAGTAAAAGTCCGAGAAAAGGAAAAAAGAAAATGACTACAGCAACAAAAGTAAAAGCACCAAAAGTATCTGCAACAATTTCCTCAGTAGTAGTTGATGCATATTCTAAATTGGTAAATCTAGAGGGTGAGCAAAACTTTATCTCTCTATGCGTTAAACGCCTAAAGGCGAACACCTCAAGCGTCCGAGATATTCAAGCGAGTATCGAAAAAGCGGGGGGAACTGCCCCAACGATTCGCAAGGCGCATGTTCAATACTTCATCACCATGCAGGAAATTTTGGACACAGTTGCAGGTGCAAAATCTCAACCATTAGCCGAGTTATTAAAAATGGCTCAACGAGTACAAACTGCCAATGGTAAAGAAAATGTTGCAGATGTAATTGCAGATGTAAAAGACTATGCCGAATTGGTGGCAGAAACTCCAACGCTTGACCAAACCCGTACCCGTAAAAATGCAACAGCGCCAAAAGCACCAGCAAGCGTTGAAAACATTTTCATAAAAACAGTTAGCGACCTAAAAGCGCTAAAGGGAAATGGCTCATGGGAAACCATCAAGACAACCGACCTGCAAACCCTTGCGAATCTAAATGAGATTCTAAAGGTAATCGCAAGGAACTCCGCAACAGCCAAAAAGTAAACCGACCCGAAATAGCCCGCCCCTAAAAAGGCGGGTTATTTTTTTGTCCAACCGCGACACGCCCGACCGCGGGGGGAAAAACAAAAGCCAACACAAACTTTCCATGAGTGCGAGGAGTGTGCGCAAAGACCAAGAAAAAATCCGCCAACACAAACTTTTTGCGGGGCGCGTAGCATGGGGGCGCATGGGCGTATACTTGGCGGGGCGGGGCGCATGGGCGGGTAAGTGTATTAAATTAATACAGAATAAAACCCGAATATACTTGACTACTTGGGAGATGAGAGTATGATTATCTTATGAGGTTAATTACCGATTACAGAGTGTATTAAATTAATACACCTGCTGAAGGAAAGGATAGGTCATGAACACAACAGAGTTTATTAACTCTTTTGATGAAGTTGCAGAGTTTACTCAGCAATTACTTCATGATGAGATAGAGCGCAATAAGCAAGAGCAAGCAAATCGTAATCGTCCAAATTACGAATATCTAAGGGCTATGGGGTTGCTACAATGAGTGGCAACGATATAGCCTTAGATTTCATGAGTGAAGACGAGATTGCCGAGATACTCGCTACAGAGGATTTATTAGAAGTTGAGATGGATACCTTTGACGAGAATGATGAAGACTTGTTGATGGATGCTGAGTTGGACTCGGACACCAACTAACGGCTGGATAGCCCACGCTGGTGCGTGTGAGCATAGGTTCAATTCCTATGGTGGGCACGAGTGAGGTTCTGCGTTCCATGCTACTTGTAGCGAGTGTCCCCTGAGCCTCACTTCTACTAGTGTATTAAATTAATACACTTATTAACGAAAGGTAATCATGTACATAGAGATAACAGATACGATAGCAATTATTATCGCATTGACCATTAGCACTACGCTAGTGATTACTACTGCGATTAAAAATGCTAAACTTATGCGTGCTTTGCGTGAGTTAAATGTCAAGTAGAGAAGTAGACTTTGCCAATGATGTTATCCTTGCACTTTCTAGAGATGAACTAGAAACTATCAGGGAAGCATTACGGCAGTTTGCTATACATAATACAAGGCATGGGTTTGAGGCTCGTGCCAAAAACTCTGATGCTTTACGGGATAAGATTGTAAACATTATCCTTGATAGTGTTCAGCGTAGGCTTGACAAGTCCAAGGAACTAGTGTAAATTAGTTCATGTAAGTCAGTAAGCCTAGTGTATTAAATTAATACATTAGATACCGAGAGAGGATAGGTTATGGATACTATTGATGAAGTGGAACTCAAGTGTTGTATTGCTTGTGATACTACATTAAATAGTGATGATGGCACTACCACTAGTAGGGGAGACCCTGTTTGTGAAAGTTGTATGATAATGTGTATCAAATGTGAGAGTGTTATCACAGTTGATGATGAATACAATGATGTAGAAGGTGAGTTATGGTGTCGAACATGTACTCGTGATGAGGCTACTTGGTGTGATATGTGTGATAACTTTTTCACTGGTTATTCATATGGCGCAGATGATAGTAGTGATACTATGTGCGAGAGATGTTTCGAGAACAATACTTCTTATTGTGAGGAGTGTGATAACTACTATGTAAATGGTTGCGGATACAATCATGAAGAAGATGATGATAGTAGGACTATACATGATTATTCGTATAGACCTGACCCTATCTTCCACAGTTCAGAGGATGAGCAGACACGCTTGTACTTTGGTATAGAAATAGAAACAGAGATACGAGGGGGCGATTATGGAGAGAGACGAGTTGCTGCCGAGTATGCTCAACGATTAGAACGAGAATCTATAGCATATCTAAAGTCTGATGGCTCATTAGATTGTGGGTTCGAGATAGTAACCCATCCATTATCTCATAGTTATTTTATGAATGATGCTAATGTGTTATGGGAAACCATAGGTACACTTAAGGATAGATATGGCATGATGGCATGGGGTACAAAAACCTGTGGACTTCATATACATATATCTCGTAATGGGTTTAGTGGTGGTTCACACCAGCATAGATTCTTACAGTTAGTGTACAATAACAAGGACTTCTATGAGGTTATTGCTGGTAGGTCATCTAGTCATTGGGCTAAGTTTGACGATAATGTTGACCCCCGTACTGGTGCTAAATCTCTTAAGCATAAGTTTGAGCGAGGTGGTAGTGATAGATACTCTGCCGTCAATACCAACAATAGAAATACACTAGAGATGAGAATCTTTAGAGGTAGCCTAAATACTAGATTCATCAAGTCATGTATAGACTTAGCGCATGCCAGCGTTGAGTTTACAAGAGTGATGAGTGTTCCCGAAGTCCGAGAGCACAAGTTAGACTGTATTAATTTAATACAGTATATCCGAGAGAGAGCAGAGTTATATCCGTCTCTCAATCAAAGATTAAATGCAATGTCCAATGTAATAGAAAAAATAGAGAGGAAAGAATATGTGCCTATTGGTAGTAAGTTCCCCGAATAGTACACCCAAGCGTAAAGACTTAGAGTGTGCTTCATGTAATAATCCGCATGGCTTTGGCTATGCTGTAATTGCTGGTAATAAAATTATTACTGGCAAGGGTATGTCCTCTAAGAAGATAATCAAAGAGTTCTTAGCGGTGCGTAAAGAGTTCCCTAGTAGTTATGCTATGTTCCATGCTAGATTCGCTACGCATGGTGTTAAGAATGATGAGAATTGTCATCCATTCCAAGTGGGTGGTAGTGACCTTACATACTTAGCACACAATGGCATACTTAGTGTGGATATTCCTGCTAATGATAAGCGTAGTGATACGCGTATCTTTGCTGATGATATTCTACCCGCTATGGGTGGAGTTAAGGCTCTAGATGATGTTAACTTATATAGCATGCTAGAGGGTTGGGCTGCTGGTAGTAAGGTTGCCGTATTTACCTTAGACCCTGTGGCTATGTATGATTGCTACATTATCAACGAGGACTTAGGTCATTGGGATAATGATGGCAACTGGTGGTCTAATGATGGCTACAAGGCTAGTACTTGGTCTAACATGTTTAGGAAGTCTAATGATTACTATGACTTAGAAGATGTAAGTGGTAGTGAAGATGACTATATGTGCTATGGGTGTGGTATACCTAGATTAAGTGATGATAATCCATACTATTGCTTTGACTGTGGTACATGCTTTGATTGTAGCATGGTCAAGGATGATGGTTGCCTATGCTGGTCTCCCGAGAGGGATGCATCAGCCCGACACAAACAACTAACGGGAGGATATGATGGACAGTATGACTTTGGCTTCTAAGGAAGAAGTCAGAAAAATAATTATAGAGTTAATCTCTATTGCTAATTTGACAACAGAAAGAGATGATACTATAATTGCTCAAGCAAGGTTGCTACTGCAAAAGTTGCAGTAGTGTATTAAATTAATACAGGGAGGATAGCATGAAACTAAAAGTACACCACCCAAGTGGTGATGTGATAGCAGAGGTATATGATTTTGCTGCTGGCGCATTACTTATGAGTCTGTATGGAGATGGCTCTTATATTACTTATAAAGGGGCTTCAGTATGGGAAGAAGGCACAGATGGTGAGGGTGCTGAAAGTTATGACACTACAAGTATGGTAATAGATTCTAGGCTAATTAGCATGGGGGTGCAAGTTGACGGCTGAAGTAACTCGTGAGGAAATACTTAATAAGTATATGGTTCAATCAAGTGGCATAGAGTCAACTGGCTGGACTAAGTATATTAGATTACATACTGGCGCAATCAATGGCGAGTATACTGGTAGACTTCATTGGGATTCTAATGATGGATACACAATGACTTGGGATAATGATAGGATACCCAAAGAAGCATACAGACCTGAGTTTGAATATGTATTAGATTCAATTACAGAGGGGAATAAATGATGGAACTAGAAAAAGATACAATATGGGCAGCAACAATACGCAAGGATGATATGGGTGATATGGATGAAGCCACGATTAAAAAAATGATTGTGGAGTTAAACCTATCATTCCAAAAGATATGCTGGAATTATGGGTTACATAACTAATGAAACTTGATACCAGTAATGGAACATGCATGTCGCATGATGACCCTGACATATGGTTTGCTGGTGAGGTAGATTTGGCTGACCCCACCAGTAGTGTTAATACCAACTCACTAGAGGCTAGAAAACAGGTAGAGAATGCTATCACAGCACTATCAATATGTAGGAATTGCCCTGCTAAGAATGATTGCTTAGAGATAGGTATGAGTGGTGATTCATTACAGTATGGTATATATGGTGGCACTATGCCAGGTGAGAGAATTGCTATGCTAGGTAGAGTTACAAGGAACTCTGGTATCCTACAAAAGGTAAGATTTGCCAATAAAGTTAGGAATATTATGAAAGAAAGGGGTATGTAATGGAAGCCAAGCGATATAGGGTAGAAGTAAGCACTAGGGCTACCTTGGTTTATTATGTAGTAGAGTATGATATAGACGCGGCTATAGGTCTAGCGCTGGATGCACCCTATCGAGAATGGGAAGTGTCTGAGTTTGACATGCCAGCAGATAGTGATGTTATAGCAGAGGAAACGAGGCTGTAAATATGAGAAGATTACTATTACTGTTTATAGGTATATTCTCTATCTTTGGTATAACAAGGGTAGAGACATTACCAGCACCAATGGAATGGACAGTTGATGATAGTAAAATGTACGCTAGGGATTCATTACTGGCGTGGCAGCATAATCAATGGCTATGTTTAGATAAATTATGGACAAAGGAATCTAACTGGAGACATAAAGCGTATAACAAGCAACCCGTATATCAGAAAGGTGAAAAACTACATGCTGGTGGTATTCCACAGATTCTCGGGCTTTCGCCCGACACAAACCCAACAGAACAAATTGACCGAGGATTGGATTATATAATTTATAGGTACAAAACCCCATGTGGAGCATGGAAGTTTTGGGAGAAGAACGGCTGGTACTAATGCCATCAGTAATAAAGCCATTGAAAAGATGGAAGCGCTCTAAGTTTAAGAAAAACTATATGAGCACAAGTAAGCGCTGGGGTAAGATAACAATTACTTATAAGGATAAATAATGGCAAGTTATGACTATCTATGCCCATTCGGGAACGAGATGATAACTATTGAACGCGGAATGACAGAAGATGAAGTTGTTCCAATATGTGATAATTGTAATACAGAAATGAAGCGGGTGTATCATGCACCACCAGTTAAGTTCAATGGGACTGGATTCTACTCGACAGGGGGATAAATGGAAGAATCAATAGAAGATGCTAGGCTAAGGAAAGAGTTAATTGAAAGTATCATGCACTCAATAAGTATAATCAATTCTAATATAGAAGAGCGGAGAAAAGATGATGAAGAACTCTGACTGGGATATAGACCTACGTGATGGTCAGTTTGGTGAAAGTAAAGTAGCCAAGTTGCTACACATAGAAACTATAGAGGTTAAAACAGATAGACGCTGGATGGAGACAGGTAACTTATTTATAGAGGAGTCGTGTTTTTATCAAGGGAGTGGTTCATGGCAACCATCAGGTATAGCCGTAAGTAAGGCTACTCATTGGGCTTTCGTGTTAGATAACAATGTAATCATAACACCAATAGACCATCTAATAGATGTAGTAAAGCACTTTGGGAAACCGATAGAGAATAAGCAGCCACCTAATCAATCAAAGGGACACTTGATTAAACCAGCGCATTTAATTAACTATAAAAGAGTTATAAATGAAACTTTTGATAGGGCTGGCGAAGCGTATAAGAATTATATGGAGCAGGAGTATCCAATCTGATTCAGACAATTCTAATTATCTTCAAGCCTATCTTCATTCCTGTTGCTATCATCATGCTCATGGTCTATGGCTGGTTCCTCTTCTTTGGCATCATCGACTTTTTTCTCAAAATCTTTATCTGACCAAGGTCGGAATCCACCGATTCTAGTGATAAGTTTTTTGACTGCACGATTATGGCGCATACGAGCAGCATCTTCGCTACCTAAATTCATCTCAGTAGCGACATCGCCATAGTCCATAGATTCAGCGTACCTGTAAAATAGTACCGTCCTATCCTCGGTGCTAAGTTTGCGGTACGCTTTATCTATTTCAATCATCATTACCATCATGTTGCCGCCTTCAGCGGGAGCAGGTGGCTTACTTGGACCAACTAGATTTAACTTATGCGACACGCCAAACTCACCTCGTAGAACTGAAGGTAAGAGTGCTTCGATTATATCTGATTCATAAAAGAATACATCTGAAGTTTCATAGCCAACAGACTTGGCTTTCCATTCTAAGCAATAATCTAAGGCATCATTACGAAGACAACGATAGATTAGATTCTTAGCATCTTTCTCACCTATTGCTTCCCATTCATTTAACTTATTGGGATGCTCAAGGAACCACTTATATAATGATTGTTTGATATCATCTAACTCAACCATATCATATTTTCTATGGTACTCAGAAGCAACAGCGACTACAATATAGTCCCATTTTTTTATGCGTTCCCAAGGATAACGCTCAAGGTCTTTGTTTACCACTTCCAAGTCTTTCCTTCCACAGTAAATGACCTATTCACAATAGGAACTAATTGTGGAACTACAGTCTTACCATCAACATGAAGGATACCGAATCCTTGTTGCCATGTAAATAGACCAGCCTTTATATACTTAGCATTACTATAATTCATTAGGTTGCCTAGTTCTAAACCCCAAATAGTTTTAGGTTTACCACCACGATATGTTTGAGTATGATGAGTTAAACCCATGCGGTGAGTGTGTCCACAGACTACTGACATGCCACTACGCTTGGCTAATCCAAGGGCTGTAGCACCAGCAGTAGGCTGGACATTACCCTCATCACCATGCATTAACAACCAACCAGGGGCTAGTTCATAAGGGTCTTTGTGATATTTAATTTCTAACTCATCAAGTCCTAAAAAGTTTTCTAATTGTAATTCAGGCAGACCAAGTAATCCTGGC